TTATCGACCAGATAATTCTCGGGTGCAGCTTTGCCCGGCTTAACCTCGCGGCGAGCCCACCACTCACCATTGTTATCGAGCATCATGCAAGTGCCATCATACTTCCGGGTCGCCACACCCTCACCAGCTAACACCCACTCGCACCCCGGCGTAACCTCATCAGTAACATGCGCCCTATCTTCCAGGTCACGCACAAACAGTGTCGGTATTTTTTTCATCATTTCCCCTTCATTTGACTTGTGATTACCACCATACACAGTTATTCAGGCAACACAACTACTTGCAACCAAACTCCCCAGCCCTACACTCCCAATGCTCACCCATCTCATGCAACTCCTCCACCCACGCCCGAGGCATCACCGCAACACCATCACGCCGCACAACCTCCCACACAGCCTTAGCAGTCACAAAGCCAGCCCTCGATTCCTTGTAAGCAGGAATCAATGCGGCCTCACATTGCTCAAAAGAAAACTCCCCCAGAACCCGCAACCACATCTCCACCATCCCTTCATCCACAGGCTGACGATCAAGCGAAGAAACCATTGCCAACAAAGTCGCAACCTCACCACGATCCATCACCGCACCCCCTTCAACATGCCACCAAAGTCCACATCAGGAGACTCAATAGCTTTCACCTCATCCTGGCCCCGATACCTCTGAGCAAGTAGGGCAGCGTTCTCAGCGTTAGTGAGCTTACGACCCCGAGCAGGCTCAGGCGGGTTATCCCAAGCATCAGCGTTCAACCAAGTCGCAGGATTCTTGGTGAAAGCCGCATCCCTATTTGGATCATCCCGATACCTCCTTGCCCCATCCAAAAGGGTTTCAAGGCTGACACGCTTCATGGCCTTCTCAAAAGCTCTAACCGCCGCAGGCTTATCAGCGGTCTTAGGGTATACAGCCCAAAATTCATTGAAGGGGCTCTCACTAGTGTTCTCTAGCTTGTTCTTCTTAACTTTAGTTTTATTAGGAATTAGTTTTCTATTGTCAGGCGGGTTTGCCACAGTGGAGTGCGCCACAGTGGACTGAGCCACAGTGGAGAACCAACCTCTAGCATCCTGCAACTCATAACGGTAGCCACCCAAGCTCATATCGGCATGGCGAACCCGCACAAGGTCAATGAAACCGAGCCCCTCAAGTTGCTTCCGAGCGGTACGCAACGCGGCCCTACCGAGCCCGCTCTCGCGCATGATTTGTTCATCAAGTATCTGATACCCAATCTTGTGACTGAGCAGATAGATCAGCAACATCTTTGCCATAGGTGGCAGCTCGTCATTACGGATTAGCGAGTTAGGCACCATTGTGAAGTTCCCATCCATCGGGAACTCTGGCCTGTAAACGCCTGGTTGTGTGTCCATTGTCTAGCCCTTCTATCGGCTAGAATGTTACTAGCCGATGGTTGTATCATCGGTTTACTGATGGCCTCCTGCTCCACCACGCGGGGGGCCATCTCTTATTCAGTTATAGCAACACCCTACACCCACTGGCACAATCAAAATGGCACAGGTTCCGCCACCATTATCTTCCACCCGTTAGGCAGCAACACCCACCACCTGAACGCCACACAATCGAATACAGGGTGCTCGGGTGACTCCCACACCGGGAGCTTGTGACCCCAGCCCCGAGCACCAGCTGCTACGACAGCAGAAGATTCCATAGCCCCGTTATATTGCCCGCACACCATCATCAAGTTCTGGGGAATGTCCAGGAGCTTAGATCCACCCATGCCCCTGTTAATCCTGTGGTGTGGCACCAGGTCATCCTCGCGCCCGCAATGCCAGCAGTAAGGGTCACGCCCTTGAACCTGTTTCAGAATCTTCTGCGGGATTGCCATGCCTACAGTCTACCTAAGTCACTTCCAGGCAGCCCCGCATCGGCGCGTACAAGCCGGAACAGCCTGCAAATAGTATGCGCTCGCATCCTGGAGCGTCGAATCTGTACGTACACACATCCATGTATATGTGTACAAAACGTTCCATGTATATATGGAAATCAGCATTTATATATTTCAGAAAATCAGAAATTCTGTGATTGTGAAACGCTTCGTCCTGGTGACAGAATCAGTTACCCAAGGGTAGCCCGATAAGGTTGCCTGATCTCCACTCCAAAGGGGCATTATCCTTCTCCACATCGAGGGCATCAAAATATGCGCTCCAGCTCCATGCTCACATTCTACCGTACTTGTAATGTATCTCCATAGCAGATACAAACCAAGTCAGCGCTCGCCGACTTTGCTCAAATGTCAGCGCTCGCCTACAGTGAGCCGTACGGAAATCAGCATCCGTGTATATACGGAAATTAGGTGTCAAAACTTTATCCTTGGTTACAGGATTTGTTACCCAAGGCTATCTTCTTCGTGCTGCATGTCGGGCCACTGCACGGCGTTGCGTTTCTTCGCATCAATGGCATCAAAGTAAGTGCCCTCAAGGTTCGTCTCTAAATGCTCAATCACGCTCGAAGCGAAAGCCAGCTGCTTCTCGACCTGATCATCCCCAGCAGCGAGCCCAGGGTTTTCATAATAGAACTCCCACACCGTATCGAAAGCTTCACGCTTGACCCGGAGCTCCTGAGCGAGCAGGTGATAGCAGTGCGCCATCCCCGCGATGAACTGCTCATCATGATCCGTCAGAGTTTCATCTCCGCCTGCATCAGCTTCGACATCGTAGCCTGCGCCATCAAAGCAGACTCAATCACCCGCAACTTCGTGCGAACCCTATTCACCTGCGCCTTCGCAATATCCCTGTCAAACCGGATATCAGCACACCTCAGCTTCGCGTGCGCTTGCCGTTCAGCGACAGACCCAGACTCCGAAAGAAACGCACTTGCCTCAGCCGTGTCCAAATCCTTCTCAGCCTGAGCCAGGGTAGCCTCCGCAACATAAAGCGCCTCAACACCTTTCTTGTTCTCCGCCGTCAATTCTGCCAACTCTTGCACGATCTCCGACACCATCACAAAGCATCACCAACCTTTCACAATAAACTGCCTGCCAAAACAGCACATCCCCGTGGGTGCGCTGCGCTTCAACGTAAGCCTCATGAACTTCCTTCAGGCTTGCCATCAGTACCGAGCTGTTCCGCACGGGTTTTCACTTTCGTTAGGACTGTCTGCGATGCACCAGCTTGTGATGCTTCAGCCCATAGTAACCGCAAAGCGTCCACGTCCGACAATTTCTCCGCCTCGACAACCCAATCACGTTTCACCTGCTGAGTGTCATGTCGCTGCACTTTCATCATCTCCTCAGCTGAGGGGCGCTTAGCACCTGTGAAGTCCCCACCAAGGTCAGCCAAGGCACGACCGATAGCGGAGGTGGCACAGTTCTCCACCATCGACACCTTGTTCACCGGGGACGTGTCCAAGCGTTCCTCAGCGAAGTCAACCGTCACAGGGCGCTCATCGTCACGATCCAAATAAACCTCTGCACGAATCACAACCTGCTCAGGACTGAAATGCACAACCTCTGTGTGCAGACGGCCCCCTTCGTAGCGCTCCCAGAACTTTTCAATACGTTCCGCCACAGTCGAATACTGTGCCAAATCAAACCTGGCCATAATTGTCCTCCAAATAGTTTTCGAGCAGCCCGTTCACGAACTCGCTTACCGATGTTCTCGACTCGTTAGCAGCGGAAAGAAGCGACCCATAATCGTCAGCCTCCAGCTCCACCGTCACCGTCACCTTAGTCATCCCATACCTCTTCCCATAAATCGTCAGCCACCTTGACCAACGAAGCAATCATTTCCTCGTCACGCTCAATCTCATGAATACGAGGCTCGAACCATTCCGGCACAAACAGGCCAGCACGTTCCCCACGTAACATCCACGCAAACACACACATCTTCGCACCCGTAACATGTAACTGCCATTGGACCTGCCTGCGGTACTGGATGGGGAGCTTCAACGGATCCCAATCCTTCCCCGTAGTTTTGATTTCACTTATCACCTCATGATTGAGGGATAACCCGTCAGGTGTGGCCAGGTAATGGTCCGACACGGCTGATGAAATGAGCCACTCGTTAGGCATAACCCCTGTGTGTTCCTTCACGAACATGCTAATAGGTGCCTCCCAGACACGACCGAACGCCATGTACGGGTTATCCTGCTCCACGAACTCTGTCCGGTAGTCCTGCACAGCCTGCTCGAAACCTCCAGGCCCAGAGGCCGCACGTGCTACCTGTGTGGCCGTGACACCTAACCTGCGTGCCTCCAACCATGCATCCTTAGAAATAGCTTTTGATGCCATAAATCTGACGTGTTCAATCATTTCCTTACACCTCCATACCTTCTCCGCCATGACGCTGTAGCAACATCCTGGGCGTGCTGAACAAGCTCTTCGGGGACACCGTCACATTCGACGTCAAGCTCGTTGCGTGCCCGCTGCCACAAAGCACCATTGTCCGAATATGCTTCCTCCCAAGCAAAAAGGAAAGCTTTAGCAATCCTCATCACCCTTGCATCCGTAACGTTCTCCACCGTCAACCACCCCCGTTAGTATTACCGTATGAGTAACCACCGACAGACACAGTCCTACGCCGAGCTGTCTGAGGCCATCGAGCGGAATGGTGGTGTGGAGTGTGAGCAAATCCCTGACATATTCTTCCCGGAGGACTACCCAGACAAACACACACGGGACTACGCAATCCAGACAGCGAAGGCCGTCTGCGGTCGATGCCCTGTAAAGCTCCAATGTTTCGCCTACGCTTTAGAGGCGCGGGAACCCTATGGGATTTGGGCTGGGACTCTCCCATCGGAGCGTTAGCCTTCCAGTTCTATTGCTTCAAGGTTGTCGAGGGGACTAACCAAAGCGTTCAGGTCGCTCACCCTCACACGCAATAAACGCGGGCCAAGACGATATGCCTTTAGTGTCCCATCTTTAACCCAGTTCCTCACAGTGTTAAGTGAAACATCGAGCGCATCTGCCGCCTGTTTCAAATCCACCATCGGAGGTAGTTCACTTGTGTAGTTTGACTTGCTCATTATTTTCCCTTCCTAGTTATCTTCATGTTAATCGGATCGTTAGCCATCTTCCTCAATGTCCTCGAACTGTGTGGCAATTGCCCAAGCGTTCAAATGTAACCGCAGCGCGTGAGCCTGAGTCCGAGTCAAAGACAGAGTGCCAGGTTCCTCCATCGCCCACACATCATCCCGCAACCGCACATTCACATCACGCCCATCAGACTTCAAATCCATCATGCTTGCACCCCTTCCAGCTCAACCCTCACAGGTGACCGCAACCACTTCCTCACAGTCCTCACCGGCATATCAAACATGCTCGCAATCTCAGGCACCTTCACCCCGAGGTTATCCAAACGGATCGCCCGCAACTGGCAGCGGGCCAACACCTGTGAAGCATAAGTGACAGCAGAATCAAGCTCATCACCGAGGGATCGCACCTCATACTGTGTGAGCGCAGAAAGTTTCTGCTCCTCACGCTCAGCAGACAGTTCACCCATCAGCTCAGGTGTTATCTCATCCAATGTGATTTCCATTAGTCATTCCCTTTCAGCAGTTTCATCGAAGCCCAGGCAACCAAACCCAAGCCAATAAGCGAGGCACCATTGATAGGTGCCAGCGGGTCAATCATGCCTGGCGCGAACAGAAACGCTGCACCCACCACCATGAGCGCCCAGCCGGTCACAGGTTCACCACCACAAGTGCAACACTTGCCACAAGTGCAACACCGATAAGTGACCACCCTGCAACACACATGCGGGAACGCTTAGGTTCACGCAACTGCCTGCGCCTCACCACGGGCTCCTGCAAAGCAACATGCTCCGAGGCAGGCTTAGGGCCACCGCGCCACGCCTTCAACGCAGCGTCCATCATTTGTTCATCGGTCATGATGAGCCAGCGCGCCTCATCAGATAGGGCATGCCGGTGCATGTGATCCCATTCCACAATCTCGCGCAGTCGCGGGTCATGGATGTCTTGCAGTTCTATCTCTAGGTTCTTGAAAAAGCCCATTAGTTTTCCCTTCCTTTAGGCAATAACAAAACCGTACACCGATATACACAGTTTCCGCAACATTTACTAACACCGGCGTGTATAGTAGTGTCCATGATGAACCCAGGAAACTACGATCTAGACTCCATGAGCCTGCAACAACTCGCAGACCTCCGAGAGTGGCAACTGGAACGCCTAGAAAAAGGTCACCACAGCCCTCAGGGGGCGCGTACAGACCGAATATGAGGACACTGCGAACATCAAGGCGCTCGCTAAAAAAGCGGGCGTTACAAGGCGAACAATCTATGCCTGGCTTGGTCAGTAACTACTGGCAGGAATCGCACTGCAGTAAATCCATCGGATCTACCGGCACGTCATAATCTGCCACACGCTCGACAGCGTCCAGGTGTGCCATTACTTCTCAGCCTTGTCATACTGCAACACGGATGTCAGCAGGGACATGACACCGGCAAGCGCGGCAATCCCCGCAACCTGCGCCCAGTCCACATCAATAACATTCAAAACCTGTGAACCCGTGATCACAGCGATAGCGGTTTGCGCCACAGTCTTGATGGCACGCTCCACCGAATACTCTAAATAACTTTTCAACTTATCCATCAGGGTTCTCCTTCTTCTTGTCCTCCCACACAGCCCCGAAAATGTAGCTGGTGAGAACCAATGTTACCAATGCTACCCCACCAGTGATGAGGTCTGAAGTTGCACTGTCATTGTTCAGCAGGACAGCAGCGCTACCCGCGATGAGCATGACCGCGCCCAAGCTAAAGGCCGCGAAAATGTAGCGCCTACGAATCTTCCATGAAGGTTTCATCCAAGCGCTCCTACAATCCAGGGCATTACTGCCGCAACCAAACCGAACCCGCCCACAGCCCAACCCATACGCATCTCCAGTTTACGGATCCGCGCCTCATGGTCATCAATCTTGCTCTCCGAGTCAGGCAGGCTGTTAGCAATCTTCTCCAACAACCGGCCCTGCCGTTGAACCTCAATGTAAATGTCACGCATTGAAACCCTTACCGCTCCCGTTTCGTGTTCGTCGGTCACTTGACTGCCCCCCTAAGCCGTTTGAAGCCACGTTGGAGCGCAGCGGAGGGTGTCCATTTAGGTGCAGGCTTTGCGGGTTTCATCGGCTCCGG